GGCCCGGAGAATTCGGTGTCCGGCACAAGCCGCACATCCGCCGCGTGCCCGGCAACCCATGAGGGCTTCGGGCGATAGAGCAGCTTGATATCGGAGTGCGTCTGCTTGTTGATCGCATGGCACGTTGAGGTTGCGAATTCGGACACGTCGCCGAGTTCGTGCCAGTCGCAGTATTTTTGGCTGCTGCCGGCGTAGATCAAGTAGTCACCGCCTGCTGCGCGCTTGGGCTTCAATTCGATCCTGAATTCATCCGCGATTTTCTGCCAACGGTCAGTCGGGCGCGGCTTCGCGTGCGCGTAGGCCGGTTGGAATCCGTCGACGGAAAGCCGCACGTATTCGGTGCGCCCGAAGTAGCTCTTGTCCACCAGCATGCAGTGCCTGCCACCGCGCCGGTATTCTTCCATGATGCGCTTCGAGTGCGCTTTGATGCCGATGATAACCGCGAGCTGCGTCTGCCAATCCGGGCGAACGAAAGCGTGCGTTGCGATCACGTCCACGGTGTCGCCATGCTTGCGAAATCCCGCAGCGAGCGCGTCACCTATCGCGTATTCGCGCGGCTTGTCGGACAGGTAGAGGGTGATTTTCAAATGAGTCCTTCGCTTTTGAGATAATCCCACGCCGCGCCGCTGGCAATCTCGCTAATTTTCCATTGCGTGTAAGCGGCGTCCCACAACAATTGATCGCGCGCGGCTTCGGAAGGATACAGCGGCGATTCGATTGACGCGAGATTTTGGCACGAAAGCGGCTCGGCAAGCCCGTGCTCGCAGAAAGCCGGCACGCCAGCAATCAGCGCGTCCAATGAAGTATTCCCGTGATGCGTGACAACGGCCCAACAGTCGGCGAAGGATCGTTCGTCAATCATGCGCCTCGGCCCGGCAGGCGCCCACGTCGCGCCATCGATCGGCTGAGCTTCTTTCCAACTTGGCTTCGGGCGATACCGGATTTCACGTTTCGTGTGTTGCCGCAGCGTTGCAACCGCCTCGCGCTCCCATTGCTCGGGCCGGTAGCCGTAAACGCCCGCCGCCTTGCCCGACATACCGCACAGCAGGATGTGCGAGCCGCCGCGACGGAATGGCTTCGGCGTCATGCCGAAGTGATCGAAGCGGTCGCTCGGATGCCGCGCGCGCTGGAAATACGGCGTCGCGTGCCGCCCGTTGACCGCGAGCCGATGAAAGCCGAGCGGCTTGCCATCTTCCGCCCTGCCCCAATAGCCGAGATCGCACAGGATCGACTTGCGCCCGGCCGCCGGGTAATCGGTCAGCGCGCGCCGGTTATTGCCCCAAAGCCCATACATCAGCGCGATATCCGCCTCCGGGCCAGCGTATTCAGTTTCTATCTTCATCGGCAACTCTAGGCCGAAGCGCGCAAGGCCCGCGCGCCACGCCTGAAGCACGATCTTGCTGCGCCCGAGATTCGAGCCGAAGTAGAAGATCAGGCGCATTTTTCGAGCAGCCTGCGGAACGGTTTTCCGGACGCTATCTCGGATACCTGCCATTGCCCCCAGGCGAGCCGCTGGAACGCGCAAAACCTGTCCGGATAGTCTGGAGCCTCGATCTTCGCTACGTCGCGCTGGCCNGCCCCTGCGAGCGCCCAATACGGGCCCTCATAGAAAGCCGGGATACCGGCGAGCAGGGCGTGCACCCCGGCATTGCTGGCCCACGTCACCACCGCCCAGCAGTCGGCGAGATCGGTAGCCAGCGGCACAGCGGGCGGTTGGTTGCCCGGATGCTGTCTGATGCGAATCGGGCGCTGCGTGAACAGCGACAGGCGCCGAGCTACGTCCTTCGGCCAGTCCGGATGCTGCGAGTAATTTTTCGGCCCGATACCACGCTGCGGGCAGATCAGGATGTGGCTTCCGGTTTCGCGCCACGGTTTGAGGGGTATCCCGAGCGCGGCCCATCGCTCCGGCCCGCCCGCCGGCCATGTCCCGCCGCCGTTGTGATGCCCGAGCGCGAGCGCGTAGTGCTGCCGGCCGCTGCCATCGTCGCCCAAATAGCCATTTTCCGCGACGATCACGCGCCCGCCGCGCGCCTCAAACGCGTTCGCCATCGTTTCCCAATGCGCGTAGCGGTTCCATATCACGAGAATATCGTCATGGCCGGAGTCCGCAGACGGGTCGCCCGGACGCAACTTGTAGCCAGCCGCCGCGATCCCGGACACAAACGCGTCGCGCCGGTAATGCGGATTGTCGCGGATCAGGCACCAAGCACGCATCAAATGCCGCCGATGAATAGCCCGAGCAGACTGATCGCAGGCGGACGTCGCGGCGGCAATTTCTTCCGCTGGGCACCAGCGATCTGAGCGGCCCGTCCACACGTTCGGCAACGACGCAAACGCCGGGCGGGTGCGTTGCTATCGAATGCGAACGCTTCAAGCGGCCTGAGTTCGCGGCAGGTCGAACAGCGCAGATTCAATCCGCCCCCTCGGAAAGCACTCAATCGCGCTCCCCGGCGTGCAATTGACAATCTCGATATCGCGCTCGGCAAGCGGCGCGACCAGGCTCACGAAGTGCGGTAGCATTTCCTTTTCGAAGTCCCCCGGCGCGGTCGGGCGCTTGTGGGCTATGTGCCAGTGTGTGCGTCCATCAATCGCGCGCATGTCGAATCCTAGTAGCAGAATGCGCGCGACACCCAGGTGCACCGCGAGGTTGACCGCCTGATAGCCAGAATTGCGCCCGGTGTAAACGCCGTCCCGGATCGTGCACAGCCCCGAGCCGGTGTCATAATTTTTCAGGATGCGCGCGGCAGGATCGCGCCCGTAGGTGCGTGCATTTTCGAGCGCCGCCTTGATGCCGCGGAATGCGTGATAGCGCGGGTCGCCCGGATGCGATTGTCCGGACATTTCCATCCCGCCGTGATGCCAGCACCACCAGACTTCATCCGAGAAATAGAGCAGGTCTGCCCACGGCGCTAGCCAGTAAGAAGTATTGACGGCGATCNCCCTGCACGCTCCCCGACACGCTTCCGCCTGCCACGGCGTGAGACTCGGGCCGCCGCCAAGAATCGCAACCGTTTCGCCCGCCCATTCAGGCTCAACGTTCCAAAATGGGAGTTTCACAATTAGCCTAACGTTTAAAACCCGGGCCTTCGCGCGATGGGCCGCCATTGCTGCGGCGTGTTTCAATCGCCGGTTTTGGCTGCACGGAAAGAACCATTGGGGCATACACTTGCTTTTTCAGAATCACAAGTTGTGACTGATCGAAATAACTGTCGTCAGCTTTCTTGCCGTCTTTATTTGTTTCCGGCTGCAACCCGATGCGAATGCACCCGTGTAGCCATACAGTAATACACGTGGCAATGCCTGTCAGGCCGGTGATCGGGTCTTTAATACGATCTCCAAGCTCAATCGGTTCAAATCGTTTTATCATATTTCCTCCGTTAGGTTAAGTTTCACGTCAGCGTTTCAACGCACATGAGTTCGATCCGTTCAGAGCGCTCTTGCGGATTGATCACGCTCTCGATGCGGAATACGCGCGAGCCGAACAGGATACGATTTTGCACGGACACACCTGAGCGATAACGGATCGTCAGCCGGTGCGTCGTGTCGGCGGACACCTGTTGCGCGGCGAAGTATTCGCGACCCCGGATCGGATCAATCGCTGCCCATATTTCCGCTACGTTCGCGAAGGTTTCGATCGGCTGCCCGTTATCGTCGCGCGCGATCGTTGCGCTTTGCAGCGTCACGCGTTTGTTCAGCCTTCCGGCGATTACTGGCATCAGTGGCTCAAGCGATAATCCTGCACGCGCAACGGATAGAGCAGGTATTTCGCGCCCATCGGGATTTGGATTGCGGAAACGCCGCCCGGCATTGCCAACACCGCCTCGCGATTGCGATAAATGTGCCCGAGAATCAGTTTCACCGCAGCCTTGATTGCGGCCGGCACGTTCGTCGTGGTGTCCAGCGGGCTCCCGGCATCGATCACCGGATATCCGGCGAGGTAGCTGACCGTCACCGCGTTCATCTGCGCGCGCGTCGCGGGCCACGTCAGACCATAGGCCGGGCGCAACCGCGCAGGCTCGCTCTTGGCATCCGCATACCATTTATCGGTGCCGAGCGTTTGTTCCGCGCCGTCCGAATCGATGTATTTCACGCTGTTGATGCTGATCAACGGCGGGCGCGGCAGCAGGATTTCGGTGAAATCGCGGTCAGGAAAAGCGTCGAGTCGGAGTTCCCAGGTGGAATAAACGAAACAGCGATTGGTGAATTCCTCGCAATTCTCGCGCGCCGCCTGCACGAGCGAATCAACAAGGGCGTCGTCTGCGGTCTGATCGTCAATCTTCAGGTGCAACTTTGCTTCCGCCCGCGTGATGACTTCATCGGACGGGCCTGAGACTCGCGCGATGGAATAGCGGGTCATGATTTACGCGCGCGCGCGCTTGAAGTGCTTGGTGTATTTGCGGCGAGGCCGCGCGGCCGCGGTTTCCGGCGCCGCGACGGTCGCCATTTCGGCAGGGTCGGAATCAGCAGCTTCCGCAATCCCGAGACTGATAACATGGCGCGCAAGAGCGTCGTTCACGTCACGGAACACGCCGGGCTTGGCGAAGGGAATGGCTGAACTGGATTCGAGAATGCGGATTTTCATCGAGCGCCCCGTTGATGCAAAGTCTGATTGAAAGCCCCGCAGGTTTCCCCGCAGGGCTTCTGTCAGGCTTCGCTTAAGACTGCGGCGAACCCGTGGTCATGCACCGAATCGGATCGGTGCCGGCGTCGAGAAGATCGCCGTCGTGCCGCGAGAACAGGAAGAATCCCACCTGCCCGTAGTCGGCATACCGCTCGTTCAGCCGCAGGATCACCGGGCCTGCTTCGGCGCCGGTCACATCACGGATGATGTATTTCTGGAAATCCCCGAACAGCAGCACCTTGCTACCCGCGCTGGTCGGAGCCGCGACCGCCTGGTTGATCGTGTAGGGATAGCTGTAGATCGTGTCCGGCGAACCGCCGCTGATTCCCGGTTGCCAAATCGGCTGACCAGTCGTGTCCGCCATGCGGCGCAGGTTGCGCAACATGGTATCGTGGAACATCCACCGCGCGCGCGCCCGATAGTCCGGGTCAACCGAGTGCAGCAATTCGGTCAGGTCGGTAATCGTAACCGCCGTGCCGCTACCCATCGTGCCGGATGAGGTCGTCGCCGTCACCACTCCGTTCGGCTTGCTCGAACCGTCGCCGGTCGTGAACGCGGTATTCAGCCCGCGCGCGAGCCGCGTTGCAAGCGCCTCGTTGATGTAGCTCGCAACGTCGAACTGCCAGTCCTGCATGAATTCGCGAGACACCAGAGAGAACGATCGGTAGGTGTAGGCGCCGAGAGACATGGAGGCGAAGGTCGGGTCAACCGACGTCGTGGTCTGCGTGGCTTCCGTCACCAGCGTCGCGCTGTTCGAGGTATCGTTCACCGTCGGAAAGGTGAGTGTGCCGCCGCCGCCAGTGCGGATCACTTTCGCTGCGGTGCGCATGCCGCCGAAGGCGAGCATGGATTTCTCCAACTCATTCCAGTATTCGGTCGGGATCACCACACCGGAGGTCGTGGTCGCCAGATCGCGCGCTTCGCGTACCATGCCGCGCATGTCGCGCATCGCCGAATCAACCGCCTGCGTCATGCCCTTGAGGTCGGCTGGACGCAGAATGCTGCGGCCTTCATCGGATAGACCCTCGTAACCGAGCCGGTAGAATGTCTCGATTGCCGCGACGATTTGCGCCACGCGCTCCGCTGGGTCTTTCGACATGCGCGGATTGCGGCTGCCGGGCGACGTGCCGCGCGAATCGAGTTCGCTTTCCAGATCGGCGGCGAGTTCGATCTGATCGATGCTGCGCTTGAACGCATCCACATCGACAAATGCCTTGTCGTTCGCGGTTAGCAATTCCTGCCGTCGCGCTTCGGTCGTTTCCTCTTTCTGAATCTCGGCGAGGTTGGCGTTGATCAGCGTTGCGATCTCGGCGCGCTTCGCCCGCATTTCCTTGGATTTGTGAAGCATGATTGAAATCTCCTAAAATAAACTTCCTCGCGGTCAATCCGCGCCGTTACAAGTCGATCCGAAGCAGCCGCAACCGCTGCGCCTGCACCATCGCCGCCACCGCTGCCGGCACGGCAATCTCGCGCGCATCGCGCGCCGCCGCATCTTCAAGCGCGCGCATCGCGCGCACCGCAGCGTCGGTCTGCGGATATGCCGGGAATGTTACCACCGAAACGTCATACAAGCGCGAAACTTTCGTAATCGTGCGCTCCCACGGGCCTTCGCCGGCCTTTTTCCACGTCTGGCCATCCTGATCGATCGAAAAGGCGAAACTCATCTGGTTAATGTCGCCGCGCTTCATCAGCGCCTCAAGGTCCCGCGCAAGCTGTGTGTCCGGCAAGATAATCTCCGACATGAGGCCGCGGCTATCTTCGAGCAGCGTCAGGGTTTTCGAGCGGTTGCGCCCGAGCACCTGATTCGTATCGTGGTTGAAAAGCGCGCGCACATCATCGGCATTGATCGCTTCGGCGAACGCGCCAGGCGCGATCTGTTCGCGGAAGCCACCCAAATCTTCTGACCATTGGTTGAACACTGCGGCGTGCCCGACAATGCGCCGGGTGCCATCCTCACGCGTCTCGAACGATTTTTCGTCGAGCGAGAAGGTGCGTATTTCGCGGTCTTTGATGTCCGGTTTCATGCCTGGGTTCCTTTCACGGCTGGCATCGGAGCTTTCATTTTCGCCATTGTAGTCATATTTGCCGGCACAAGCGCAATATTGCCATCATCAAGCGGCGGCATATCTTCGAGTTCGCGGACTTCGTTGCGCAAATAAATGCCATTTTGCACGCCGATTTGGTAGCCGTCCATCCGCGATTTAAAGTCCCCGCGTTGCAGCCCTTCGAGCGAGAATTTGCAGATCAGGCCGTCGCCGCGGAATAGCTTGCGGTCGAGTTCCGCCTCGATCTTCACGCACCACGGGCGGATGCAGTGCTTCGCGTAGCCGATGTCCTGTTGCTCGATCCCGGTGCCCCACGATGTTGACTTGTCGATGATTCCCACCAGATGCGGCGGCGCGCCGAAGCTGCCGCAAATGCGGGAGTCTTGCAACTTCTGCGTTTCGAGAAACTGTGCATCCTGCAACGGCATCTGCACCATATGCATCTTTGCGCCTTCTTCGAGCACCAACATCTTCCAGGCATTTTCCGCACCGCTGAACTTCTCGCGCATCGATTCCACAAGGTTTTTTTGCGCCACTTCGCCCATCTTCCCGGGCACTTCCATGATCACGCCCGGGCGCGCGTCGTTGGCGAAGAACTTGCTTCCGAACGTCTCGGCAGCGATGCTCAATCCGTAGGTATTGCGCAGCTTGCGGATCGGGGAAATGCCGACGATGCCGTCGAAGGTGAGGCCCGGTATATGCAGAATTTGATCCTCGCGGAATTCCTTGATTGTGCCGTCCGGCATGCGGGCGCGATATTTTTTCCGCAATCCATCGCTAGTCAGCACTGGCTCTACGTTCCACGGCTGCAACGGCAGCAACATCGGCGGGCGCCCGCGCATGTCGTCATCGATGATGGAGTAGTGATTCCCCCACAGCAGCACGTGGGCCATCATCACTTCGCGCCAAACCACGGAAGTCATGAGCGGATTCGGTTGCTCGCCGATCAGTTGCCCGAATTCGTTGTCCATCACGAGTTCGCGCAGCGTGCCGCGGCGCCTGAACACGTGCAGCGGCAGGGTCGCCACGGTCTTTGCGATCAGATTCACGCACGAGTAGGCGGTCGCCACGCCGTAGGCTTTTTCTTCCGTAACCGCGATGCCGCTTGCCGCCCGTCCGCCGGTGGCCCAATCGATGAGCCACGAGACCGGGTTGTTGAGGTTCGTGCTCGGGTTTTCCGGCGAAGCGCGCAATGCCGCGCCGAGGATTTTATTCAGGCTTGCCAGCATTCGGTTTCACTTTTTCGAGGTTCCGGTGAGCCATGATCAGCAGTATTCCCGCCACTATAAGCCCGGCGGGCGGATAAATCCATGCCACCCCGGCAACCACAGCGGCCATCCCGGTTATGCCAAAGGCTACACTTGCCCAAGTCATAGCGCAAGCACGCCACGCGTTTCGTATACCGAGGGCCCGAGCCCGTCAGCGACAATCGCACGGCCCCACGCCATCAAAAGCGCGCTCATGTCGTCGATTTTGTCGGCGCTGCGCTTCTTATCCGGTGCAAGATTCAAATTTTCGTCCCTTCGCGGCACGAGGTTTGATGCACACCACGCGAGTACTGGATCGCCACCGTGGCACAATTTCCCGGCAATATACACTCTTTCGAGGTCTTGCATGGGCGGATTGTAGCTTTTCGCACCCTGCCGGAATTCCACCATCGGCAAACGCACGGCCTGCAAACGGTTCACCAAGTCGGTCGAATTCCAGCGGTCGAAGGCGATTTCCCGCACGCTGAAGCGGTTTGCCAGCTCAATCACGTCGCGCTCGACCACGGCATAATCCGTCACGTCCCCTTCAGTCTGCGTGATCAGCCCGGCGCGCACCCATGCGTCGTAGCGCACCGTCCCGCGCTCCGTGCGCTGCGCCACCGCCCACGCCGGCACCCATCTTTTGCCCCACGTGTAGTAGGTGTCGCCAACCCGCCACAGCAGCCGGAAGCTGCACAGGTCACGCGTGCTCGCCAAGTCCAGCCCGCCCCAACACGGCTGCCCGCGCAGGGTTTCCAGATCGACGGCACCACTACAGCGTTTCCATCGCTCGATGTCGATCCAAGTGTTTGCCCCTGCCGCCTGCCGGTTTAACCGCTTGATCTGGAATTCCGCCATTTGGCCGGGCATCTGCTTCGCCTCGATGGCGTGCTTGCGAATCGCGGTCAGGAGTTCCGGGTTTACCTCGATCAGCGGATTCGCCTTGACCCATTTCGATTCGTCGAAGTCGGCGTCGCCATCGTCCAGCGCGAAGATCAGCGCGAGGAAGTGATCGGCCTCGATCACCTGTTCAAGCGTCTGCTTGGCGAAGTGGCGCAACTCCGGCCACGGTCCGGTGCCCTCGTATCCCTCGGTTGTGGTGTAGAGCCACAGCATGTTTTTCCGCGCGCCGGATGCCGAGCGTAGCACGTTCAGCAGATCATGCGTCTTGTGCGCGTGGATTTCGTCAAGCCCGATGTGCGATGGATTCAGCCCGTCCTGCGTGCTCGCCTTCGCGTTGATCGGCTTGAAGCTACCGCCCATGTTCCAGTTCGCGATTGATTTCGAGAAAACCTCGAGCCCGAACGCTTCGCGCAAGTCCGGCGTCTTTTCGCACATCGCTTTCGCCGGGTCGAAAATCTTGCGCGCCTGGTCGCCGGTCGTCGCAGCACTCAGCACCTGCGGGCCCGGCTCGTTTTCGCAGCACAGGCAATAGAGCAGGATCGCAGCCGCAAGGGTCGATTTCGCGTTCTTCCGCCCGATGCATAGCAGCGCGGATGTGAACCGCCGCGTGCCGTTGTGATTGCGAAAGCCGAACAAGTTGACGATGAAGAAAACGTGCGCCGGGTGCAGCACGATGTTCGGCGTATCCCATCGGCCTTCGACGTGCGGGAGTTTCTCAACGAAGTCGCAAGCGTCAACCGCATCCGCGCGCGAGAACTTGAACGGGCCACCCTTCGCCGCCGCGCGCTTGCGGTCGCCAACGTAGCGCCGTGCCG